CCAGATTCTCCGAGTACCATTGAATATCTGTTTACCCCTAATGTGTGATCTGCTCCACCGATATATAATCGTTTCGCATTTGTTGTCCCGTCAGTTTCTTGCCATAGAGCATAAGCCCCAGCACCTGCGCACCCCCAGCCTAAATTTAGTCTATGATAGTTCGTTTCAGGAGAAGTCCACTGTCCGTAAAGGGTTATCTCCGTAGTAAATGCGTTGAAGGTTGGATCGTATGTCCCAAATTCCAGCGGTGGTCTAATATCTATCCCTGTCCTCGTTGATGTTGTGCTACTATAAAATATTCCAGAAAACCCTATGCCATTAGTAGTCATTCCCCCACCAACCATTTTCATTGAATTTCTTATGTTGGAGTAAGAATCGGTCATATTTATGTTGTATAAGTTCAAATCGCCCGTCATTGTATCGCCGGACTTTTTGACGAGGGTTCCGGTGGAAACTATTACTGCGTTTAGTGAAGATTGGGTTACACCCGTTGAAGCTATAATCGCATTGTCGGCAATTCCACGGTCCGAAACCTCCTGTGCCATATCTGCCTGGATTGCGAAAAAGCTGCTCGTATGCCCGCCAAGTTCCGTGCTATTCGTTGTATAAACAGTTGAACTGGCAGTTAATGCATAGGTAGCTATAGATGCTCTATCAACTGTCCCGTCGTGGTTAGGGTCATACTCCGCTATTTCCATTTTGTTGTCGTCTAAATAGTAAAGGTTTTGATTAAGTTTGCTTGCCGCCCCCTCTTCAGTAAATGACGAAGTTCTCTTTATCCCTGAAGCCATCAGGGGTATAGTAAGGAAATACAATGATAGAATTACTAGTATTCTTTTATTCATTTTTCAGTATCGGGAAATAGTTAAGATATAATCTGTTAAGCCTGAAATTGTCCGAAGACCTTATTCTTAGCTGAACAGTTCTTGCGCTATTGGATTCTTTCAAGGGGGTTTTCTCGTAGAACTGAGCGTTAGTCGCTGTCATGGTAGTGGTTAAAGTCGTCCAATCCCCGGAAGACCCGTCGGTTCTATAATCTATGCTTAATACCGAATCCAAAGGCTCGCCGACTACCCATAGATCAGTAAACAAAGTCCTGAGATAAGGGTGGACTCTCAAATACCCTTTTGCGTAAGACCCCTCATACTCAGTCCCAGCGTCCGTGAAAATGTCCTCAGTTTCGCCTTTATATATCTGCCCGTCATCACGGCTTGACCCGAAATACAGATTGCCTTTATTAATGCACCACGCCCCCACATCCCAGTCGTATTGTGTCCAGGTATCGTCTTTCTGGTAGACCATTACTAGACAATTTCTACTGTCCGTCGCCGTAGAAGCCGAAACATAAAGACTGTCTTCAAAGTCAATCATCTGGGGATAATTGTCGTTTGACCCGTAATACTCGATTGCGTAACTATTGACTTTCGGGATCGCCGAGACATCAGTCCTTGTAAAAGAAGAAGTAACCCAGCAATAAGGCCCCGTAACACTGGTTATTTGTGCGCCGTTAGTCAAAGACACGAAAGAAGCACTCGCCCTGCCTGTAGAGTAAGTCGAGCATTGGATATAGTAATCTATGTCAGACCCCGAAGGGACTGTTTCATTTGCCGTAAAAGCACCCCACGACCCCCATCCTGTGCCAGCGTTTTTGGCTTGGGAAGTGAAGGAGCCGACATCTTCTGCGGAAACGGATAAATCCGTTAATATGGGAGTTTGCGCGTTGCTATCTGTCTTAGCAAAAGATGTTTTTACCTTTAAATATCTACCTATCGTTGAAGGAACCACAGACCCAGTGCTTGCATCTGAATATGATGTCCAGGTAACGTTGTCTGTCGAGGATTTCGCTTGAAAAGAAATGCTCGTGTTTATTGGGGTCGTATAATTCGCCGTCAAATTTCCCCAAGTTGACGGCGAATATCCAAAATCTAATAAACCCGTTTCATAAGAAGCATTCAATGACGCCGACGTGTAACAGATAAAATATAAATCCAAGCCCGTGCCATCATCTTCCCATGTTATGCCATCGCTTGAGTACTGTTCTTTCCCATTAGAATATCCGGTATGCCCCCACCAACTACCAAAAGAGTTGGGAGAAAAACTAGCAGTCGATACCATTGTTAGATAATAAGTCGTTCCTGCAGTTAGAGATATGTATGGATAAGTGGTAATATAAATGTCGGAATTACTTGCATATTCCGTCGCCGCAACAGTTGTTGAAAAAAGAACGTTCATTCCGTTATCACAAAACTTTATATCTACCGTTGGATTCCCGTATTCGATAGTAAAACGAGTTGCTATAATGGAAATATCTTGATTCGTTTCCGGAACAATGCTTTGCCTTACCCATTTTTGAGATACATTATTAGCGAATCCGCCCAACCCCTTTTGTTGCATATCCGTGCTTTCTTGTTTACTCATCGCCACGCTCCCCGAATAGGTTGTGGTATCAATGTTCGTTCCACTGCCCGCCCCCCAATCTGCCGCCGTGGACTGCTCAAGGTAAATCGTTCTTGATGAAATCGCCACACTCCCCGAATAGGTCGTGGTAGAAACATTTGCGAATGTCGTTCCCGCCCCGAAGTCCGCGGCGGTCGTGTCCTCTAAAACTCCCGTTCCCAAATCCACTTTATTCAAGGACTTGAAAAAGTTATCTATCGGCGCGCTGATAGTGTTAAATCTGTCCGTTAGCGTCTCGATACCCCTATGGCTCCAGACCGCCGGATAACCCCTGAAATTGATTAAGCAGGTGTTATAAAGGCAACCTATGGTCGGATTGACCTGCCTATAATTAAAGTCTCCGTTATTCATTATGTAGATTTCCCAGGTTGAATGGGTTCTGGTAACATACACGCTTCCACCCGACAAGAGAAGACCTGTTATGTAGTCCCCGTCATCAGGGGCTATGTCTATGAAGTTCTCTAAGGCGTTGATATTCGCCGGGTCGAGTGCTTCCGAGTAATAGACCCTGTTCCTGTGACCTGTTACCCCTGAAAACCACATCCTCTGCCAAGCCCATTCGATATACCGCCCTTTAACCATTCCTGTGGAGTTTGAAGTATCGTAAATCGTTAAAGTCGATCCGTCCCAAGCCCCGGGCCAGTTATAGCCATCAGAAAGCCACAAATTTCCGTTTGCGGTGGCGAAGTCAGGCGTATAGGAAGCCGATAACGTCGTTATAACTGTCGAATAACTCGCGCCAGTAGCGGCAAAGACACTTGTCGAAGAAGCCCATATCTTGTACTCGTCTCCGTCAACCTGTTTATAGTTGTAACCATTGCGGATCTTCAAGGAACCTGTCAAAGCCGTTGGATTGTCTTTCGCCGATCCGTTCCGAAGCCGTAACTGTCCGCCGTCGTCTGTTCTAACGTTCATCATTAAGCTGAAAATGCCGAACTTCTGATTTATCTTGTCAGGACTTACAACATCAACGCCTCCGGAAAACTCCTCAATAGGCAAAGACTGAGGCATATCAGCTTTAAGAATCGAGCAGAACCCGAGCAAAAATAATAGTCCTAAGACCTTTTTCACGTCTCGCTCCGTTTCATCGCGTAATGTCCTTTGTCCCACTCGATCATTGGCTGTCCGCCCATTTTGACCCATTCATCGTGGTATTTCTTCGCCAATTCCTTAGCAAGAGGGGACTTGTCATAGTCAAAGCATATCTGCCCGTTAATGACGAAATAAATATCACAGGCGCACCCGAGCTGATGATCTGAGAGCTTTACTATACCATCACATTTTGAACGCCCTAGCTCAAAGAAAAACATCTGTTCTATCCTATGTCTCATAAGATAGTCATAAACAGGTATATGCCCGTCTTTAGCCATCTGTAAAACAAGCTGGGATATCTTTAGAGTAAACTCTGCCCTTGTAGCCATTATTTCCCTCTTGCCATCGTTTTGTTTTTACAATGATTGCACTTCATTTCGTAACGGACGATCTTCCTTGAACTCAGCTCAGAGGCTAGTCGGCTCATCGTCATTTTCCGTATTTCCTTTCCGTTTTTCCCGTAACACTTCACGACTGTTTCGGAGCTTTTGCACTTATCACAGGATATTATCAGTCCGTGAGACAACGACTGCGCGAACACCAGCAAAAGAAACATTACAATTACTTTCCGCATTTACTCCTCCTAATTTAGAAGTATGTTTGCAAGTATCATTAACCCCGCCACGACAATTACTGAAATCATAAACCGTTACATTCCTTTTTACCCATTCCTTATAAAAGAATACGAACAGGATAATATCTGAAACGAGCCCGGGAAGAAACTCGAAAAAGAAGTTAATCGTCCAATTGGTCATTTCTTCATTCCGGCCCTTAAAGTCGTTACGCCAACCCCTTCAAGAAGTCTGTCAAAAAGCATATCCGCGTCGTGGTTCGTGGTATATTTGAATACCGCCCTGGCAATCCATACTAAAGCCACAAGGTAAGTCTTTTTCCCTTCAAGGAATTTCAGCCATTCTTCTAGTTTGGTAAGAACTTTACCTGCCATAAATACCTCAGTTCTTCATGTTCGCTATAAAGCCAATGACTCTTTTCCTCATTCCCTGATACCAGATTTCCGGCTGAGGATTCTTTGAAAGTATCAAGGTAATTCCCTGATTGATTAGAAGACTGTCAATCGGGTCGAAAATCCCTGTGTTCGTGTAAGTGTCCAGCACCTCGACGGCAACCTCGGTAAACTTCTTGAATGTGTCGAGATCCTCGATTATGTCCGCGCAATCGTACAAGACGTTCTCAATAAACGCCTCAGTGATGATCCTGATGTTCTGCACTTCGTTCTTCCGCTTCTCGAAACTTGCCTTTACCTGATCGATGACTTCTTTCTCGTTCATAAAGCCCTCCTTTTATGTTTCTGCGACAAAATCCGCCCTGCTATCGATAAGCGCCTTGTCGCCATACTTCTTTGGCAAATTTATTACAAAGAATATCTTGCAGTGATCGCACCACTTCTTGATCTGATAATCGAAAGGCGAGTGGTTCCAATTCTTGGGATAAAGGTCTGTCCCGCAGTCCTCGCACTTGTCTATATTCCTGTCAATTTCTCTTATCTGGAAAGTCATTCTTTTTCTCTTTGAACTCCTTTCTTTTTTTAAAGGTTTCGCAGTGATAACATTTAGTTATTAGAGGCAGTTCGTAATTAACGCCCTGCCTACAAGAAGCACACCTATCATCTTCGTTATCGTCTGTGGCAAAAGGTTCGCTCATTTTTTAAGATGTTCAAAAACAGCTACTACAAATCCGGCTATACCTATTACTGCCACCCCGGCAAGCCATAATACCCGTATCCCCGTCTTTACTTCGCTTATGGCCTTGACTAGCCCGTTATCCCCTTTTTCGCCATAGATACATTTATCGTGTCTTTCTATTAAAGGGAGGATTTTCTCATCAATTCGCTGGGTAAGTTTTTGCAATTCGAGCTCTATTTGAGCGTCTCCTTTCCGGCGTTCTATCCCGTCGTTTATTGACATACCATAACTCCTATGGCTCCTAAGAATGTGAGGGTTACTAAAAAGAATATTAGCTGGTCTCTGGTCATTTCCTACCTCGTGAAATTCGTGTTCCTGTCAAGCTGGGTGTTATATGTCTTCTCAAGCAAGGCCATTATTTCCTTGTATTTCGCTTCGGCTATTGCGAACTCAGACATCTCCCCTTGACTCCAAAGACACAATGACACCACCCCGTATATGATCCCTTCGTGAAAAGGGTATAAAGAGTAGTCATCGTTAAAAGGAATGTCTGAGGAAGCCGTAAGGGAAGAAGGATTGACAACGTAGTCTATTCTGAGCTTGTCCGGACCATAATAGTTGGCGTTCGGGATAGGGTTTATCCCTATGTAATTCTCTCTTTCGTAGTATTCCTGGGGCTTCCCTGCAGCATTGTCTTCCCATGTCGAAAGAGACGAATCTAGCCCCGCCACCGAAGTCCAGGGGAGCTTGTAGTAGTTCCCCTTTGCCGTGGTTGACGTAGAAACGTCGTAAGACACCCGGGATACCTTTAAACAGTCCGCAGGCAGTCTGTATTCCCTAGTCGTTGAGCTGGTTTCTATCTTGTACTGATCTTGGAGACAAAGGGTAGTCCTTACCATAGCCTGCTGGATAAGGTTTATCCTATCCAGAAGTTGAGCGTCAGACCATCTCCGCTTTGTGGTGTCCGAGTTATCGTCCCTCAAAAGGACTCTTATCGCGTCTTCCAAAGTCCCAACGGTGTAATAATAAGCCGAATGTGCCTTTACTCCGAGAGACAAAGACAGAAACACCAATCCTATTAAAACGGTCTTTTTCATAAATACCGCCTTATTCTATGCCTAGATACAAATATACCGGGCAAGTCGCTGTAGCGACGTATGTATCATAAGAAGCCTTTATGCTGGTTTTGAATTTCATACTTTTAGGGCTTATCTCGGTCTGAATAGGGACAGTCTCCGCGCCCGTTGTCATCCATATATTGAATTTCTCGGTCGAGCCGTCATAGACCTTTATGTTCTGGGCCCAGGTAGAATGGGACACGGCATACATCCACGTTACCCTGCCCGGAAACCCTACTTCCGCGGCCGTAGTGCTTAACGTGATCTTAAAAGTGTCTCCCTGCGCCGCGCACGCTACCCCGGTCAGCCCTAAAAGAAGGGCAAGACACAAAAATATCTTTTTCATTATCCACCTCGTTTAATGAAACTAATGAGCGAGGGGAGGCAATTTCTTGCCCCCTCTCGCTTAAAAACTACTGCGGTCTTCCTACTATTTCCCAACAGCCGGCATTCGTTACGGCTATCGTCGCAATACACATAGTATAAGTATCTGATGAACAGATAATTATCGATCCCGCGCTAAACCCCGTTGTCGGAAGCGTCGCAAATACTCCGCCGAAATAGGCGCTGTCCCCTGAACTCGAGGAGCTGGATATTTTCAGACCATAAGTGGAGTTCGTGGCCGTGATCGACCCCGTAACCGCTGTATGAGTTGAAATCCTTATGTTCCCCGTTCCCGCGTCAATGACGGCAGACGTGCTTCCGACATTGATATTATCGTCAACTGTCAGATCGTCGCTTACATCAACGTCTGCGGCGGTGTAAATGCCCCCGTCAGAAGTAACTCTGAAAAGATAGTTGCCGCTTGAATCCTGTCCTGTAGCGAACAAGTCCGTAGCGTCTGCGTAAGCTATCGGGCTCATCCATACGCCCATGCTGTAAAACATGAGCATTAATACTAGTCTTTTGAACATTTTAATCACTCCTTTAATGAAATTCGGAAGGTTCAATAGGCGCGCCTTTCTTCCGTTTCTGCGCCATTGATTGCGCTTCCTGTTTTTTCAGCATTTCTATACTAAGCCCTACCCGTTTCTCGATTTCCTTTGTTTCTGCAGGAACAACCGCTTCCTGTTCCTCCGTGAGAAGTTTCGATATTTCCGCTCCGTTACCTTTCAGGAAAAATATCTTCGGGGTTCCGCTCTGCCCGTTCCCCGTTATATGCACCACTTCAAAGCCTTTAGCGATGAGTAGCGGAACAACCGACTTCAAAAGAACCTTGACTAAAACCTCTTTTGACGGTTTCGGCTGTGCCTTTTCTTCCACGGGCGCGGTTGTCTCGGTCTTTGTTTCTTTAGTAGCTTTTGGACGGGCCATAGTAGTTAGTCTCCTTTTTATTTTTTAGTCTGCCAACTATGTTTACATAGGGCTTTTCTCTCCTGGACAGTTTCTTAACGTCGCCTGCTAATGTCGCTTCGTAAGGCCGACAATCCCCTCCGACTTCGGCTGAGATTATAAACCCCCGATCTCTTTCTAACTGCTTTGCTAAGTCCCTGTGATACACTCGCACGATTGCCATTTTTATACCCCGTGTGTGTTCATATTTGTGTCAACATTAACAAACGCTTTCCTGAAGTTATCAAGGAATTGGTTTTTATTCTTTACTCTTTGAAGTCCTTTCCTTTTGTCTTTCTCAATCGCGTCGTGCCTGGGACAATAAGCGACAGTTTTCCCGTTCTTGTCCCTGTAAACGACGTTTCCCGGTATATCGTCCCCGCAAATATCGCAAGGATAATAAGAAACCCTGTTAGCTATCGAAAATATGCCCCTAGTCATACGAACCCCTATACAGGGGTAAAAGGTTCCCCTCTTACCCCTGTACCGTTATCTTTAGCTCTGTGATAGATTGTCAGTAGCCCAGAATCTCCAGTTATCCATCATAAGTCCCATTCTCATTTCGACCGTGGCGTAGTAGCAACGGCTTTTCTTGTCCTCGAAGAAGTCGTAAACAGGGTCCATTCTGTTTAAGGCCTTAAGTCCTTTCTTCGCGCACCCGACAAATATCGCGTCGGTGTCCAGAAGCTGAGGCCACTCTATGCGGTTTTTGAACTTTCTGCCGACGACCTGTTTGTCGTTCAGCGATCCGCCCGATACCTTCTCGGATTCGAGTATCTTTTCCACCGCGTCAAACTGCCCCTGCGGATAGATTATCGTGTCAACCGAGATCGGTATTTTCACGTCCTTTTCGTCGTAAGCGTTGGTTACTTCGACGTTCTTGATTAGGTTTGCCACAGTGGTATCAGTGAGCGCGCCTGAAGCAAGAGCGTTGAAATATGACGTTCCGCCTACCTTTGAGGCGTGTTTGTAGGTGTCCCCCGTTCTTGCGAAAAGGGCCACAATGGCCGAAGAAGAAGCCGAGTCGTAGCAACCGTTTCCTGAAGTGTCGGACTGCGCGCCGGATTCCGGGGTTCCGTTAAACGACCAATGGCCCGCGGTGTATCCGCCGTAATTAAACGGATGGCAATAGAACTCGTCCCGAGTAATTATCGCGCCCTCTCCCCATCCCTCTGCGGCCTGTTTCAGGATATTGTTGAACTTCTTAATATCCCTTACCGTGTCATAGGACATGGCTATAGCGTCAGTAAAATCAAACACCGAGCCATAAACCGTGTACCCTTCTGAAACGGTCGTTACGTTGAATCCTTCCGACTGTCCCGTCTTCGTCAGTTTCTTCGGGCCTATCACGGAAGTGGACTGCCAGTGATCGCCGTCAACTGAAATTTCCTTGTAGATCATAGGCCATTTTTCCTGGGTCTTTGCGTACTGCGTTGCTTCCATCGAGTAATCGTAAATGGTCTTTACCGCACCTTTACTAAAATCCTGCTGTACATTCATTTGAGTCCTCCTGAATTTTTATTCACTACCTTATGTCGTGTGTGTCGTGTAAGACAACTTATTGTGATTGACCTTAACTATCGCGTACTGTTCTCCGTATGCGCTCCCTTCGTAGATGTACCCCAAGACAAGCAGGATATCTACCGCTGAAAGGCTGATGTCGCAGTATTGATAGTTCGTACTCTCCATCGTGATATCGACTGTCTCGCCGATCGTAGCCTGCATCTCGGCTTCCGTTGCGGCAGTCGCCGTGGCATTGCAAGCGGGCATAATGAACAGCTTGCCAAAAATGTCCGACTCAATAGGCCACGACGTTGCTCCGTCAGTAGATATCGCCGTTGCCTCGAACGAACCTAAAACCCAGCCCATTATGTCCGTAGAAGCCGCTCCGGCCATATCCATATACCCCGATCCATCAGGGGCAACAAACCGCCCGGACTTAGCTTTTACGACGTTGCTCGCGCCCATCTTCATTCTTACGACTGATCCGCCTCTATATACTCCGCAATTCATAATTTATCTCCTCGGTTACTTGATTTCTTTGTAACCCTCACATTCTTAGTGTGTTGCATATGCGACTTTATCCGGGTTAGGCTTGACTATCAGGAACTGATGTCCGTACCCTGATTTCTCATAGATATATCCGTAGGGAATGATAATATCGTATGTCGAAGCCGCGGTAGTCGCGTATTGGTAGTAGGTAGATTCAAGGATAATGTCTATTGATTCCCCTATTGCCGCGCGTAACTGTGCCTCAGTCGCAGTCGTCCCGGTTCCGTGGCAGGCAGGCATAACAAACAATTTCCCGAAGATGTTTGTCTCGACAGCCCACGCCGTATCCCCCGCGGTTGATGCCGCCGTAGCGTCAAAAGACCCTACTACCCACCCTATAATGTCTAGGGTCGTTCCGGCTATCTGAGCGATATATCCCGAATCGTTGGCCTGGACGAATCTCCCTGACTTGCCCTTAACAACGGCGCTTGCTCCGCATTTCATCGTTATTACTGATCCCGTGCTGTATATCCCTGCGTTCATAAATCCTCCGTTTATCGGCTACCCGCTTTCTCGTAGCCCTCTACTTCTTAGTGCGAAGTGTAAACCAGTTTGGCGACGTTAGGCTTGACTATCGCGTACTGCTTACCATAAGCCGATCCCTCGTAAATATACCCGTAAACCAAGAGTATATCGACGTCAGAAAGTCCTATATCACAATACTGGTAACTTGTGCTTTCCATTGTAATGTCGCAAGTTTCCCCTATTGCCGCTAATAGTTCTGCCTCTGTCGCGCCTACCCCGGTCGTGTTACAAGCTGGCATTACCCAGAGCTTCGAAAGGAAGTCAGTCTCAACAAACCAAGACGTTCCCCCAGCCGTTGAACTGGAAGTCTCTTCAAGCGATCCCGTAACCCAGCCCATAATATCAACTGAGGTCGCGCTACCCATTTGAAGATACCCTGCGCCGTCAACGCCTACCCACCGGCCCGACTTCGCTTTCAGCACCTCACTATCGGACACTTTCATCTTCAAAATTGTCCCTGTTAAATATTCTCCTGCGATCATTTTTCCCTCTTTGTCCGCCCTGCGTTCTCCGGCGGCCGCTTTTATTTACTGCCACTTGCTCTCTTGAACAAGTCCCTTATGTCTTCATTGTTAAACCCTTTACCCCGAAGCCTATGCTGTTCCGCATAAGCTTCTTCGTCAGGGGATAGCGTGATCTCGCTTGCCGTCCCACCTTTCTGGCTGGGGTTTAACACATCACTTCCTGTCTTTGTGGGTACGATCTTCTTTTTCGGGGCATCAGGTTTTACCCTGAACACGTTTTCGCCGTATTTCATCATAGCGGCCATCCGAATGAGATTCTCGTCCCCTCTTTGCTCCAATTTCACAGACCTGAGTTCCTTGTGAATAGCGTCCTTGAATTTCAGTATGCCCGGATTTACCCTGGCAAGCCCTTCAATGACTTCTTCGGCTTTGTCGTAAGCCACTCTTTCAAGCGACGACCGCCTTTCAAGAACCTGGTCTATGTCTTCTTTCTTTTCGTCCCCGTTTTCATCGAACAGAGGCTCGTCTTTCTTCGGTTTTTCAAAAGCTACCCGTTCAAGAACGTCAAGCCGTTTCCTTTCGGCTTCTTTCGCTCTGTTCTTCCAGGGAACCCCGAACTCGTCATAGAGATTCGGGTCTAACTTCTCGGACGCTTCTTCTTTGACTTCTTCATGAGGTTCTCCTGCGTCGTTTACGGACGACGGTTCCGTTTGGGTCTCCTCAGTCTTCTCTTCCGCGCCCTCTGCCACTTCTTCCGTCTTTACTTCTTCTTTTTCTGTCATCGTAAGTCTCCTTTCAGGCTTTGCTTTGGCTATACAGGGCCAAGTCCCGTGCCTGATTCCGTTTATAAAGAAAAAAGCCAAGAAAAATCGCCTTTAAGCGATTCATCCTGGCTTCAACTTTTGATGTAAGTCAGATTTACTGCTATTCAGTTTTTAAAGAGCTGTTGTTTCCGTTTTCCTTACCAATTCTTTCCTTACTGGCTTTTTGGGCCAATCTACTATAAGAACAACTCCGTCTTTCCAATGTAGAATTATCTGTCCCTGAAAATGCTTTTTCTCTAGTTTGTCTATCTCTTTGACGACCTCAGCGTTCCGTTCAAGCATTGCTTATTCCTTGTTGTATTTTTTCTTTAACTCGATAAAGTCCGCCATACTCAAACCTTTCCTGTTCGCTTCTTTTCTGTCTGCTTTGAGATTGACTATTTCCGCCTTAGTCATATCGAGTTCCGCGTTATATACGCCTTTCTCCGAATAGTCCTCTCGAAGCCCTTTAACACTGCAAATGATCTTCATTTCGATTCTTTCGCCGATCGTGAAGTCTCCTATCTCGGGGATAACCTTTGAGCTCAAAGAAAACGAAGGATAGCGTATCTGTATCTGTTTGTCCGTTGGCTGCATAGCGACCTCAGGCGCGCTCTTTGCTCTTATGCCCAAACTTTTCATTCTGTTTCTCCCTTGATCTCTTTATCCATCTCAAAAAACTTCTCCGGCGTTTCAAAGACTTTCTTTATTGCGCTAATCTCTAAATCTATAATTAAAGCCTTAAAAGCATATTCTTCTTGCGTCTTAACTGAAAAAGGCAGAGATTCTCTTTCTTCCCGTTTCTGATGAATCAAACTATAAAATAGATCCCTAAAGTCCGCGAATCTCTTATCGTTTATAAACTTCCTGCATACCGCGGCTTTCTTGTGTATGTCCGATTCAAACTCTTTCCGCGCGGCAACCTTCTTCTGCTGAGACTCTTGTTCCTTTTGGGCTTTTCTTTCCAGTCGGTTCATTTTTGCCCCTTTTATGTTGGTATGACTTCGCTAGGCACTCCAGCCCCCGCAGGGAGTGTCTGTCCCGGCATAGCACCCGCATTAGAACCGGGCATTGGAACCCCCTGCGCTTGATTTGGCGGCACTTTGCCACTCTGTTGAAGCAACTGCCCCATAATCGCCACAATCGCTTCAGGAGGCATTGTTTTTAGCAGTTTCTGTATGGTCGCTATAACGTTCGTCTCTTTCTCGCTAGGTAAAAGAACATCTATCTGCTTATCCCACTCGCCTCCGGCAGACCTGAGTATTATCTCAAGCACCTTCCTTGTCGCCTCGGGATTCTGCGTGATCGTGGGGAACTGTAACAGCATAAGCCCTGTTTTGGTGTTTTCCTCTCGCTCTAAAGCCTTGTTAATCGAAATGTCTGAAAGCTGAGGAATGTACTGAACCGGGATATTTAACTCTTTCCGGGTAATTGAATCGAATCCGTCCCCTTCTTCTTTCGGATCTCCGAAGTAATTGTCCTCTTCGTCAAAGTTCTGGTAGTAAAGTCTGTCCAACTGAAACCAAGTCTTTTGATTTGATAGGTCTATTTTGCGGATATAGGCATTTATCCTTATGTTCGCTTCCTGGAGAAGCATATACGCCTTTGAAGCCGGGGCGTTAGGGTCTATAGGAGACTCTCTGCCGCTCATATAAGCCGAAACGCCTATGATCCATTCAGCATACCTTTGAGCATATTCCATTATCTGGTATATCTCTCGGCCCTGTTCCCTGTGGTCAAACTGCTTAACGTCGTTTATGTCTTTCAGCCACCAGATGACCGCGGGACCGTACTTCTTTGAAGTCGGGTCGAATTTAGACGTGTCTTTCGCAAGGAACATCGGGGCGTTGTTCAGTTCCCCGGAATCAAGGGACTGGTTCCAGAGTTCGTTCAGGATTACATTGGAATCTTTAAGTCTCTTGGCCACTCCAACGCCGTAGTTACACCCTACTCTGTCAATGATCGTGTAAAGCTCATAGTTCGGTCTTCTTGTAATATAGGGATGCGTTATTGCCCTCGCAAGTCTATCGTCGCACTCGTCAATGAAAGTGATTATCGCCCTTACTTCTTTTCCTTTCTTGTCTTTGTATAGGTAGTTCGTTTCAAAAATCGTGTAAAGTCTTTTCCTGTACTCGTCCTTGCCTTTGTATTTGTCTTTTAAGTAGGTCTCTACTTCCTTGTCAAAGTAGTTTGTGTCGAAATAGTTTTTTAACTGTTTCCAGGTAACGTCCTCAATCTTCTCGGCTATCACTCTTTGGTGCTGTATAGGAACATAAGCGTCCAGATATAGATTGAACGGATCAACGTGCTTGACCTCGGGGCAGTTCTTTGTAACGACCTCTTTCTCCACCCAAAGCTCTATCGTTTCTCCGTTTTTCAGCGCGTCAAGATTTTTTCTGTATTCTTCATCGCTGGGATCGAAGTCCGCCATAAACCTGATCTGGTCTTCATCTGTCGGTTCATAGACCTCTAACTCCCGCACTGTCTCGACGTTCTTCGTGTGGACGATCTTCGCTATACCCGTCCCGAGTTTGATTGCGTCCATATAGACCGGGGACAGGGTTTCTTCTATCGCAACATCAGAAGCGATCTTCTCGTCAAGATACTTCTCTTTCTTCTGCACCGATTCGGGGGAGTAGGTTCTCTTGCCCGGCCTCGGTCTTAGTATCATCATCGGCTTGACGAAAGTCCTCTTTTTGGCTTTCTCTAGGAGGATATCGCAAGTCATTGACGTTAAATGAATATGTAAATTATGGCACAGCTCATATGGAAAGTCTTTGTAGTCCACAAACCCATCGTATAGGTCAATCGCGTCTGTCCATTCCTGCTCAATCCCTAAGACTTTCCTTTGAGACGTGTAAGTGTCTATCGCCTCTTTTATGTCCTGGATTATTGATTTCTGCTCGGAATCATCGAACTTCAGGGGCGTTCCGTAAGCCTTTGTATTACTTTCCTCGGTTACGGGAGCGTAGATTATCGATTTATCCGGCTTTTCTTCTTTCACTTCAACCTTTTTGGCCATTCTCTACCTCGTCCTCAAAAGCCAACTGCGGCGCGCCTTCTACCACAAACTCTTTCTGCCTTGCAATGCTGAACTTTACGCCCAATATCTTAATTTCCATTACGATCCCGAAATACTTTACTTTGTTTTCCGCGGGATCATATCCATAGTCTTCGTTTCGGTCTATATTCGCTTCAACTACTCTGTTCTCTAACCTGTCAATCAGCTTAAGAGGCTTTTTCTCTATCATTTACGCCTCCCGCCCAGGAACCCCGGGAGCTTTATGAGTTTGCTCTTTATGTCGTCCTTAGGCTTTAACATTGAGGCTTTGATTGTCGAAGCCATCATCTCTTTAACACCCGTTTCAAGCACCTGCAAGAGGTAACTCGCGGCCATAAGGTTAGGCGGTATCTTCCACGATATTCCGCCGTCTGCTTTAAGCCTTGCCTCTAAAACCACGTCAGGTTGTTCAGCTTTTTGTTCGGCTTCTTTCTGATCTAAGACTTTCTTCGCTTCTTCCTGGATTTGCGGACTTGCTTGTGTTTTTTCGGCGACTTGTTCAGTCATTGTGTTTGCCCTCCTGCTTTTATTTATCTCCACCGGCCGCGGCTTGCATATTCGAACTGCCTGCCAGATCCCGCGGGCTCCAGCCTTAATTCTTCAACATCCCTTAGAAAATGGCTTATCTTCAACGCTATTGCTAAAGACATAACGTGGTCGTCGTGAGCGTTTCTTTCTGCCTGCGCTTTCCAACCCGAACTTGTCTTGGATTCAATGAACGAGTAGCATTCTTCTATCGTCTGCTTATCGTAAACCTTAATGACCCTTTTGTCTATCGCTGTCTTAAGGTTCTGCAACATCTCGGGCCTTGTGGCCGAGTTCGTGTCCCACCCGTATTTGTTCCCTTCTTCAGAAACGCCTTCGCCGTAAACAGGCATTTTGAACACTTCAAACTTGCCTTTCCTGTTCAGCGCGGCGAGCCTTTCGGCCTCAAATAGCCCCCCGAACTGTCTTTCTATCCCTATCAAGGGCTTGTACCCAGTCAAATCAGCTATTTTCTCGAGTACCGGGAAAAGGTTTGAGATCATTTCAGACCCTAACTTCAAAGAACTATACACCAAAGGCACGTCAAAGTTCGTTATGCTGTAAAATTGGCTTACAGAATAATCCCCGCCACCGCCTGCTAGGTCAGACCCTATCGCGAAGACCTCTCCAGGTTCGATCCTGCGAAATTGCCTAAACATAGATCACTCCGTCCGTAATGGGCGTTTTAGCGTGTTCTATGTAAACCTTGAGGGCTTCCTTGTCAAAATAACAGTTTCCGCTTGTAAGAAAAGCTTCGGTATCGTTTTCCGGATATTCCTGCGCGAACCTGGCCCCGAGCGCGGGATCGTTACGCTTTTTTTCCAAGAACTCTTTTGAGTAAAAATCAGACGCTCTATAAAACAAGGGGATATACTCGCTCTTCTTGGTTTTTGCTATGTCCCAAAGCTTCTTAAAATCATTGAATCCGTTAGCAGTCGTCTCAAGGATCAGTCTTCCTGTTTCTACTACCGCCTGCCCTGCCCCGGCTATTATCCCTTCAATGTCTGGATAAAAAGCCACTTCGGACAAATGAAGATTGGTTATGGTTTTCGATCGCCCGAAGTCAATGTTCTTCGCTGTGCCGATCTTGTAGGTCGTGTCCATAAACGGGTTGTATAACTCGTTCTTGCTGTTATACTTCAAAGGGACTTTCTCGCTATTGATCGTCTCATAGCTTTCAATATACTTCTTAACTTTCGCTAAAAGACCCGTGGCGTTCTCTTCTATGTCAGCCACAACAATACTGTAGGAATGTTCTTTAAGAATAAAATCCGCTGTGAATATAGCCGTTATCAAAGAGCTGAATCCCTGCTGTCGCGCTTTAAGGATGATGTCTTTGCCTGTCCCGTCTTTTGAAAGATAACTTCTTTGAATCTTGTTCAGCAAGAAAGGAACTAGATTCCCTTCCTTGTCCACTATCTTGAAATTATCCTCTATCAGTCTCTTGTAGTCGGGACTATTTGAATCCATATTTACCCTTTGCATTTTTGTAATGTTCAAAGGTGTGTAATGTTAAATCCGTTTCTACTTTGTCAACCCAATTTTCCTTGTCTATATTTTTAAGTTTGAATATCATTCCGGCGGGATAACGGCCGATCTTCTTCTCGCAATCTTCGACGACATACATACGAATCTTTTTTATTGCGTCAGAAAATAGGGGCTTGTCTTCGTACTCCTGAAGCCCCTGCCTGGTAAGGTCTAAGGCAATGCAAAGCCCTGTTATAGTAATATCAGTCTTTTCATCAGCGCATTTTTTAAAATAGTTTTTTGCGATCGTTATGACTTCGTTCGGGTCGGTGTATTGCTCAGGTCGGCCTACTGCGTTTTTCCCATTTGGTTTCTTTTTGTATCTTCTCTTTCCCATTTAAAACCTCACTCCCATCAAGTGCCGGCAATCGAATTCTTCAGCTTCATATCTTTGCTCCGTAATTTTCGTATTGCCCCAAGAAAACCGAGGGTTTGGAGCAATACTTAAAGTGTTACTTGAAGTGTCTTTCTATACGACTTTTATATCCCTGCACTACCTATCAGTGCTTTCCGGGAATTACTCATCGGTTGATACAAGCCGTCCTGTCATATCTTGTGCAGGTTAAGGGTTGTCAAGTCGTACAGACAGCGCCCTATTTTGAACGGAGTTTTAAACATCGTTTTTGCTAAGGA